AAACCTCCAGTAGGAGGTCACGGAAGCCTTAAACAATCTGACTCTCCTATGAGAATGTGGGGAGCTCAAAATAGATTAAACCTATCGGATGCTGAAAGAGCAGCAAGAGGTAAAGATTTAGGCAAGCTAAGACATGGCCATAAAGGTAATGGATGTGATTTAACATTCAATAAAGAATTTGGCGGTAGAATAGATAATTCACTAGATGATCTTAAAGCTAATCACCCTGATCTTTATGACAAATTTATGTTTACTGATGGCTATAGGCAACCTGATGTAGGCTATGGCTCCTCTAGATCACTACATAAAAGCGGTATGGCTTTTGATTTCAATGCCAAATCCTTCACGTTCGAAGAACGTGAACAAGTTTACAAAGTGTTTGCGCGCAACGGTGTTGTGTGCCCACTTGACGTTTGGAACGGCCAAGATGAACATATGCATATGGAGATGTCTAAAACTTTCTATACAGGTGATTAAAAATGTTAAATATTGCTAGAATAACAGATTTATGCACAAAAGGTTGCCCTGCTGTTCAAGGGTCGCCAGATGTGTTTGTGAATACTTTAAATTGGCATAGATTATTTGATAAATGGATGTGTCCTGCTGTTTTAATAAAAGGAAGTTCTACGGTTTTTGTAAATTTATTAGAAGCTGGCAGATTACATGATCCAACTTCTTGTGGTGCTAAAGTTGCTACAGGTAGTTTAGATTCTTTTTGCGGGGAGTGAAATTAAAATAATGACTTATCCATATAAGTATACGTATTATACTAATCCTGGAGCAGTAGGTTATGAAGGGCCTATGCCTATAGAAGTTTCAGTTGATAATTTTAGGAATGGAATAGTTGATAATCATACAGCTCAAGCATTGATTAGGTCTGCAATACAAAGAATACTTCAAACTAGTCCAGGTGAAAGGGTAATGCAGCCTGAGTTTGGTGTTAGATTGAAAGCAATGTTATTTGAACCTTTGGATGATCAATTATTATTAGAGATGAGAGAAATTTTAGGAGAAAGAATAGAATCTCAAGAACCTAGAATAAAATTAATGAATATAGAGTTTAATCCTGATCCAGATCATAGTACAGTTGTTATTTCATTAGCTTATAAATATAAAAACACAGGTGAAACGGATAGGTTAGATTTCTTGTTAACATAGGTTAAAAGATTGGAGATTAGATTGAATGGCAATTCAACTTCAAGATATTGAAAAGCTACCAATTGATTTTGAAGAAATAATGTCAGTATTGAAGGATAGAATACAAGCTAGACTTCCTTCAAGGTGGGCAGATTTCTTAATGTCAAACTTCGGTGTAGAATTATTAGAGGCAGTGGCTTATGAGGCTACTCTTATGAATTATTATGTAAATGCTAGTTTGAATGAAGCATTTTTACCTACAGCTAAAACTTCTCATGCTGTACATAATTTAGCTAGAACAATAGGATATAAACCTAAAAAAGCTTCTCAATCCATTGTTCCTGTTATTATTACATTAAATGAACCTGCTAAAAATCAAATATATATTCCTAAATATACAATTTTTTCTACTAGTACAGGTACAAAATTTTATTCGTATGAAGATTCAATGTTTGAAAAAGGTTCGCAATCAATAACTATTAATTGTAAATCAGGAATTTTAGCAACAGATATCATTATTTCAAATGCAATTGCTAAAAATAGATACAAACTGAAAAGATCTAATGTTATTGCTATAGAAAAAGTTAAAGCCGAAAATTTTGAATTTGAATATTTAGATTTTATTGATAGAAAAGAAAAAAAGCCATATTATACTTTAGAATACAATTCTAAAGGTGATTCATTTCTTATATTTGGTGATAATATTTATGGTATTAATCCGCCTGAAGGAATGATGATAGAAGTATTATATGTTATTAATAATGATTCTATCGAAAATAATAATGTTCTTCCGGGAACAATTAATTTAATTGATAGTATTTTATATACTATTAATGGAGAAATTGTTACAGATGCTACAGTTACTAATCAAATAGCTGCTAGTGGAGGAGCACCAGCAGAATCATTAGATGAAATAAAAAGAAACGCTCCTAGTATATATAGAACACAACATAGAGCTGTTACTAGACAAGATTTTAAGGATCTTGTTTTAGCATTACCTCAAATAGAAAAAGCTTCAATTATTGATTATTATAATCTTGAAGAGGTTGGTATATTTGGGGTTAAAGTATGTCCAATACAATTAGGTGGAGGATATATGAGTAGATTAGCAAAAGAAGAATTGACAAAGTATTTAGAAGAAAAGAAAATAATTTCTACTCAAGTTTCAGTAATTGATCCATCTTATATTACATTCGATGTTAATGTAGTACTTCAAGCTAATCAAATTTCAAATATTAATATTCTTACTAATCAAGTAAGAAAGAAAATAATCGAATATATGAGTTGGAAAAATCGAGAATTTGGTCAAGAAGTCAGTAAATCAGAGCTTCAAAGAAAAATATCTGAAATACCTGAGGTGCTTCAAGTATATAGTATAGGATTAGAAGAAAATAGAAGAATTTATATTACTGATATTATTTATGATGAAGGTTCAACTTTTACAAATAAAATTAAATTTAATGATTCTATTAATATTATTAGAACAGGTTCTAAAATAATGATAGCAGATAAAAATCATAAAATAGCTTTGAGGGCTGTAGTTGGTAATATAGATTTAGATGGATTGGTAACTTTGAGTGAAAATATAACAATAGATTCAGATATTAGCGTTGGAAGTGAAATATATCCTTTACAAAGAGTTTTAGGAGATTATAAATTTGGTTCAAAAGAAATTGCTTTAAGGCACGAGTTTGTTTTTAACGACGAAAGATTTTATTTTGAATTAAAAGAAGAATATGAACAACTATTAGCTAACATGAATTCCTGTATTATTTATTTTGAAAGTCAACCGACCGAGTTTTATACTATTATGTATAGAACAGGAGAAAAAGTATATCTTAATAGACCAATTACGCATTCAGTATCTAATGGTGAAAATGTTTATATTGTTTATAAAAGATCAATGCCTTCTTTAAGTTCAATTGCTTTGCCGGGACATAATAGGTTACGATTTATTAATTATCCACGATTTGGTAGAAATACTACATTAAATTTACATGTGTATGATAATTATGAAATTTCAATTTTACAAATGACTAGATCATTTAATAATTCTGATTATTTAGATGTTTATTATGATGTTAGTAGTATGTTAGAAATTTCAAAAATATATATTAATGATGCAATAGTATTTGAAAAAGATAAAGATTATATTTTAGAAAGAGAAAATAAAACTATTACGTGGACAGATTTAGGTCGTCAAAAAGTTGAAGCCGGTACTAAGTATTATATTTCAATTGTTAAAAAGTTAACTTCTAAAATTGAAAATAAACAATCATTTAACGTTACTAAGATAGATGGTAAATATGCAACAATATCACCTTTAGTAAAAGAAACATTGTATGAAAATTCTACATTTACTTATGAGACAGATACCTTTAATCTTTTACCTTATGAAATAGCTGATATTGGTAATATTAATATAGATATTGTTTAGAAAAAAGGGTGTGTTAAGTTAAATGGCTTTTATTTATTCTATATTACCTGAATATACACATTCTTTAGAAAAATATATTGATTCATCTTACTTTGGTGAGTATGGTTCATTACAAGGTTATACGGATGCAATTGATATTACAATATTTGATCTTCTTAGATCTTCAATTAGAGAAATACTTACATTTAATGATGTATATGCAATTAATGAAACATATTTGCCTTATTTTTCAGTTCTTTTAGGTTATAAATGGAATGACTATATTGATTCAAATATACAAAGAAATATTGTGGCTAATATACTTCAATTATATAAAAGAAAAGGCACTATATTTTCATTTCATTTTAATCTTTATAATATAGATCAAAACGTTGAAATATCAGAACCTTATAAAGATTTATTTGTTTTGAATAGATCAAAACTTAGTTCAAATAAACATTTACCTAGTAGAGATTATTATTCTTATGGAATAATAGCTATTAAAATAAATACATCAATACCAGAGATATATGAAATAATTGAAAATGTTAGACCCGCAGGTTGGAGATTTATACTAGAAATAAACAGAAAATGCTATACAGACTTAAACTATAAGCCTAAAGAAAAAATTAGAATGACAGGAATTCCATCTTTTTATAATATTGAAAATATTGAAGATGGACAACAATACCAAATAGCTAATTCAATACATTATACAAAAGAACCTACTGTTATTTTAACAATGGTATGTCAATCTATTACTACACTATGTCAAATGCCTCTTAAATGGTTATTACATAGTATATTAATTCCAGCTGCGAATGTAGGTTATAATACATTTTTAAGATATGGTCAATCGCATCTTGAAACGAGACCACACTATTATAATACAATGAAGTTGCAACTTCAGGGATTTTTAGGTTTAATATTTACAAGAGAAGCTTTAATTAATTATAACTATGATGAAGTTAATACATATGTAAAAAATAAGCTTGTAAATGATAATACAAGCATTTTTGAATATAATAATTTAGATCTTCATTCCGAATTATTTACTAATAGTCTCCAATATTCAAAGATACTTATTGATAATAATTTAGTAAAAGTTTTATATAATAAAAAAGCTACAATGGCCGGTAAACAGTTTAGTTTTACTTTAGATAGCTTAGTAATGAGAAATTCTATTAAAAACTTAAAGTTATATACTATAAGTAGTTTTGAACACATTTTTACTGAAGAAGTTAAAGAGCATTTAATTGAAAATTCAATGAAAGGTTATGACCTTAATAGATTTTCAGTACAGCATTTTTCAAGAAGATTAAGTTAAAAACAAAGAGGAGTTGCTAAAAATTGTCTATTCATGATGAAATTTCATTTTCAATTTCACCTTATGTATCAAGGGTTAATAAAGCTATTCAATTTTATCAAACAAATTTAGATAAAACTTTAAATAATGGTTTAATGCTTTGTATTGGAGAAGGGCCTTCTGCTGGTTGGCCTGTAGTAGATGGAACTGAAGTGCCACCTCTTCCTTCGCTTTCAGTTTCTCAAATTACAAATCCTATAGGATTCAAAAGATATAAAACAATGAGGTTTGCTGTTTCAGATGATGCTGGAATATATTCTGTTGGAGGAGTACTTTGGAAAGTTATAAATGGAGATACTCATGAAGAATCTATTTCATTGGCTAAATCAATGGGAGCTAGATGGTTATATATTGAAGCTGAATTAGAAACAAGCGAATTAAATTCAGGTGATATATATTATAGACAATTAGGTTTATATAGTGGATTAAAAATTAGAACAGATTTAGTTTCAGACTATTCGACAAGGCAATTATTTCTTCCCGGAGAAATAGAGCGTTTTGGTGGAGATTATTCAGGCGTTTTAGAAGTTTATCAAAATACTATACCAATGAGAAGGCCAATAGATTATAGAGAGACTTTTAATTGGGTATTAGAATTTTAATTGAGAACGGAGTTTAATTAAATGGCAAATATTGTTTCTAATTTAAATATAAAGCCTTATTACGATACTACAGAAGCTGAATTAGAAAAAGGCTATTCTCAATTTTTAGCTGTAGAAGATAGGGTTCTTCAAAATAGAGAACTCAATGTTATGCAAGGATTGATTC